AGGAGGATCTACTCTTGCTCCACCCAATGTAGCAAAGTCATCTCCGTCATCGCCATCAGAAACTTCGGGGTCTACTTTTGCTGTATCTACTTTTGTACTTGTAACTCTTTCAGATTTAACTTCTTCTGTCTTTGGGTAAAATCCTTCAGGAACAGTAAATCCAGTAAATAACTCATCGTTCTTATATGGAACTTGTATCTCTACTCCTTGATCATTTATAAATGTTCTATACTCATCAGGTCCTCCTACATCTCCCATTAAACTAGCAAAGGTTGCTCTTCCTTCATCTTTTGGTTGATTTGATGTTGGAGTATATCTAAATGATTGGGCAGGTTCTGCTATTGCAGGTGGTACATAAGTTCCAGTATTAGCTTTTATAGTTTTATCTTTATCTTCTTCTTCGTCATCATCTTCAGCGATTTCAATGTCTATTATACTAAATGGCATATCATCAGGCATGGTTGCTTCTTCTGAGTTACCCATTTGACCCATCTTTTCCATCATTTTAAGACCCATCTTCGCTTCTTGCCTCATAGCCATTAACTTTTCTAAACCAATATATCTTACCACATCTGCTGGAAATACAAACTCCCCTTCACTTAATTGTGCTGGTATATCATCTCTTACTTCTTCTTGCGTAGCTCCCGGAGGTACATCATTGCCTGATACAGGGTCTTTTGTTCCACCTTCATCTTTTAGACCACCGTCTTGAAACATCTCCATTTGTTGTCCTATATCTCCACCTTTGGCTTTACCTTTACCTTTATTTTTTTCATCTTGTACTTCAAGCATTAAGGGTAGAAAAGCTCTTAACTCTTCTTCAGTTATTCCCATCTTTTTAGCTGCCTCTATCAGCTTTGACATATCTCTAACTTCAGTCATGTTTATTCCTCACTCGCTACTACGTCTACTGATTCTCTACCTTGTCTTTTTCCTCTTAATCTAAAAAACATATCATCTGCAGGTCTTAAATCAGGACTGTTTAATCTCATTTGAGCATATCTAGCTTCTTTTTCTCCAAAAGAATTAAAATATCTTTTTTGTGCCATATTATATATATTATCTAATTGACTTTGTTGTTTACGAAGTCTAGCTAACATTTTTATATGATTTTCAAAATTCCTTTTTCTATTATGGATAGTGCTATTTAAACTTTGTGGAGTTGGTGCTCTATCTGCTCCGTACTCTATACGCTCTTGTTTTGCAAGATCGTTTGTGTACATAATATTACCTTTTGACTTACCTCCACCCTCTCTAAGATGGTTAATTAAAGCTATATCTCCGTCAGTAAATTCATACTCTTTTACTATTTCTCCACTATCTAAATAACCATAGGACATATCTCCTTTATCAACTTTCAAGTTAATTTCATTATATTTATTAAAAGTAGGAGCTTCTCTTTTTGCTAATTGTATAAGTGTATTTCTCATATCATCTGCAAATTCTTCTTTATGATTTGCTAAATATTCTTTTAAGCCAGATTCGTACTCTGCTGCGTTTGCGTAATATTTAGGATCATTATTAGCTTTCCAAAACACTGTCATGGCATCTTCAAATGTAGCATCAACAGATGGTTTTAACCATTCCATATTTTGATTTATTACTTTTCCTTCTGACCTATTAAAATTGTTAGTTAAAAAATTATATTCCTCAAAATTTTTAATTTGATTTTGTACGTCTTTATATTTTGTAAAATATTCTTTTGGAAGATGCCTTAATGTGTTATCGCCTCCTTGAAATCCTTGTCTAACTTGTATCGCATGTTGTACTTCGTGAACAATTGAACTTAACATTTCGTTTGGGGTGGCTCTTTTAGGAACATTAATAGTATCAGATATAGGATCATAACTTGCAAAAGCTCCACCTTTTCCTATTTCTTTTTGTAAAGAATCTTCATCCTTTATTATTTTAATTCTTATATCCCCTATAGGACCATAGGTGCTAGGCAAAAAGTCTTTATACACTCCTGCGTTTGTTTTATCTATAGCTATTCTTTTATCAAACATTTTAAATAAATCAGCGTGATTAATTATATTTTTTAATGTAGTTTCTTTTACTAACTTTATTTTCCCAAAATCTACTGCTTCAGAGAACTCTTCAAATGCCTCATCTTTTAAAGACACTTCTTTCATACTTATATTTGTTTTTAACTTACCATCTTCTCCTCTATATATTCCTGTGTCATCATATAGTTTTTGCTTTTGTTCAAAAGATAAGTCATCATATGAAGCACCATCTTTTCCTATTTTTTGTGTTTTGCTAAACTTTTCAGTTGATTGTATGGCACTTGATTCAGCTTCAATATATTTTTTAGATGATGTTAAATCAGGAGCAACTGTGCTTAAATCTATTTTAGGTCTATTTATATCTACTTCTTTTTTAGGCATAGTCATGATAGGATCAATATATGCTCCCTCAGTAACTAAATTACTTTTTACAAAGTCACTATTAGATAAAGTATTTTTTATCTTGCTATATAATGCAGAAGCACCATCAGACAGTTTATCAAATATTTTAGCAGGTGCTAAAAATGCTCCTGTAGGAGATAATATTTCACCTACAAGCTGATTCATATTTGTAGGATCAGACTTTATTCCTGTTATTTCTTCAAATCCCTGATCAAATGCTTTTCTTCCATACTCTTTTTCAAATTCTTTTAGATTATCTTTTATTAACATTGCCAAAGGACTATAGGCGTTTTCAGCTAGAAAAGTAGTAGCCATCTCTGCACCTGTTACTACATCAGATGGAATCGCTATAGTTCCTGTTAGTAACCCTGTTCCAATTTCTTTAAAATCGTCTACAGTTTCCTCTAATGTTTGAACATTGCTAGGTTTAAACAAAGTATCCATTTGATCGTTTAAACTATTCTGCATTGACCTCATCTCTTAATAGTTTTAATCTTTTCAGTGCCATCACATAACCTTGTGATCTATGTATAGATATGGAATCATCTGATTGTTCCATTATTTTATGTTGCTCTTCTATTTTATAATCTAAGTAATCATTGAAGTTGTTGATTAACTTGGGGTTGTTGACCAATATCTTGAGTCGGCTGAGTATTTGTTTGTGGTTGTTGTTCTCCAACTTGTGACCTTCCTGTAAATCCTTGCTCTTGAGGTGTAGGTGCTATTCCTGTACCTATTGTTCCTCCACCTGAACCTGTAGGATCGCTTGGGTCTGCTCCTGCAGGTGCTTGTGGTTGAGCTTGTTCTTGTTGGGGTGCTCTAAAATCTTTCATGAGTTCTGCTTGTAGTGCAGCTTCATCCATATTGTTTGTAACTTTATCAGGGTCTAAATCCATAGCTTTTGCTATTTCACGTATTATATATTGAAACTTAGCAAAAGGTGCTAATGCAGGATTAGATGATACTTGTAAGAATTGCATCAACCTTTGTGATCTAACTTCGTTAGCCATGAGACTTTCTGTACCACGAGCTTTTACTTCTAAGTCACCTTTTATCTGTGGATCATAATCAAACTGCATATTAAATTTAAACAATCCCTCACCTAAAGGTTTAAGTAAATAATCATCTACATTTTTAATTACTGTTTTAATACTTCCTGCCGCTGCGTTCATGAGCATAGATATTCCTGAAGCAGTTCTACCTACTCCTGTTATTCCTGTTTGACCATGAGCAAACGATGGCATACCTGTACTCTCATCTGCCAACTGCCTTGCTTTGTCAAACAACTGTAAATTTTCTCCTGCTACATTAGGAAACTTAGTTCCAAAAATAGCTTGTCCGGGTGCTCCACCCTGTCTTCTAAATACTTTGCCCGGATATACAGATAAATCTTGTCCCGGAACTAAATTAGTTTCATCTACTTCTATGAGTAAGTTTCCTGATAATACTGCGTTATCTACTGCCATTCTCATAAAACCATTCATCAATGTTTGTGTATCATCCATGTTTTCTGCTACACCCACACCAAAGAATGAATATGGATTTAGTTCGTATGGTGCTGCTACATAAGGTATTCTCGCAGGTTTAAATGGATTAATGACCATTCTGATTAACTTACCATTACATATCCATACATTAACTTGTATTTCATCTAATTTTTGTAATTCTTTAGGTATCTCAATGTCTTGTTGTAATAACATATCAACATCACAGTTACCCCAATATTCTAATACTTCAAATCTTTCTATATAATTTTCAGGTGCGTAGTCTGCTAAGTCATCTTCCCATGACTTTTTATCGTAGTTTTCACCTGCTTCTATAGCGTCTTCTATAACTTGTGGTCTAAAGTGAGGTCTCTTTTTTAATGAACGCAATTGTGATCTAGACATCTTGTGTCTTTCAATTACATACTGTGCTTCATCCATATTTGTTGAATCAGGATCAGGATAAAAATTCCATACAGATACATGTGATACTTGAGGTATAGTTTTAAATGTTGGATCATATTCTCCATCATCGCCCCAATTAGGATATTCTTTATCTACTGCAAAAGGTCCTTTCATGACACCTGTGCCAAATAAAGCCATTTCAAATGCAGTGCTTCTTAGTGATTTATTAGCACTTGATTCTTCTAATTGATCCATGATCTTTTTTTCCATAGCCTTCGCTGCAATCATTGCAGGACTAAAGGTTACGGAAGAAGGCGTTTTACCAACCTCTTCTTTAAGATTTTCAACCTCTGATAGCTTTTCTTGCAAAGGTCCGAGCCTCTCTTGTAGACTTCTCTCAGTCGCTCCCTTAGGTAAATCGTTACCATCGCCACGAAATCCATAAGGCGATTCCATGCTTTTATTGGCAATTTCTTCAGGTTCTTTGGGGTCAAACGAAACATCTTTTGCTACTCCTTCAGGTAACTCCGTTGGCTCTACACTCAACGGAAACTTATTGTTAGCAAATAACACATCAACAATTTGTCCATATGCCGCTAACGTCTTCGTCTTTGTAACTTTTATAAATACTCTAGATTTTTCTGCTTCAGTAAATTGCACATCTGAACCATATAATCCTCTATAATTTCTGTATGCTCTTAACCATCGTTGTTCATCTTGCTCACGATAATCATCTGCACGATAATACTTTTCCATAATAAAAGGTATTATATTATTTGTACCTGCGTCTGCTACGACAGCATCATCTGTATCTTCTAAAGATACTGATTCTATTTCTACAGGAATATCTTCTTCAGCCATATTAATATCCAAACGTTGCATCTGCTATAGGCATACCTTGTGAAGGTCTACCCATAGGGTCATAATCAAATATACTAAATCTAGGTCTAGTCATTACTCCATATCTTAGTGCGTCATAGATATGATCTTCTGCTCTTGTATCCACATCTTCAGGATTCTTTTTATCTAAAGGTATTGCAGGTATCTGTGATATTGTATTTGTGCAAGAGTTGAAAAATACCATTCGTGGCTTTTCTGTAAACTCATCTATTTGTAATCTTCTATGTATTTCGTTCTTACCTGCCACACGACTACCTTTACTTCTATCTGATGGTCTCCAACGACATCCTCTTTGTATCATTTGTTCTGCAAGTGAAGGTCCTGTATCCCCACGTTTATGCCAAAGAGAGCTATCTAAAACACCATATTTTATATTGCCATCTTCATGTTCTAAGTCTAGTACCATTTCTGCCAAATCTGTGGCAAGGACTTTAGAAACATATAACTCTCTATATAATATAAGTTGCTCATCTGGGCTAACAGCAAACCACAACACAGCACTATAAGACCCATAACCATAATCACATGCACGAAACTTAACCCAATTTCTTGGAATGTCAAAAGGTTCAACAACATGAATATCCCTGTTAAACTCAGTAAAAGCAGCACCTTCTTTAATATCCCAATCGCCTTCAAGCAATTGTTTACGTTGGTGTTCAGGTAAGGAAAGAAGCATTGCTTCGTAGTCTCCTTGACTTGACAAGTACGGATTATCAGATAATCGAGCAGGTATGAATCTTCTTTTAAATAATGCCTCACCTGCTTTTTGGTGTCCGTCAGGATATTTAAGAACCTTTCCTGTTTCAATGTTTGTGGCATCAAATGCTCTTCCGTATGGTGCTGGGTCAATAAACATCTTTTTAACCCATTGATGTCCCGGACCTCCGGGGTTTGTTGTTGCTCTCATGTACACAGGTAAATCAGAGGCAGTAGAACGTAATCTTGATCTCATGTAGTTCCAAGCAAATGGCGTTGACCATTGTGTTAATTCATCAAAGCCTATCCAACTAAATGCTAAACCTTGATACCTTAGAACATCATCATCACGATCTAGGTATGACATCCATAGTCTTGCACCTGATGGTGCTACCCATTGCATCTTTCGCTCTGACCACTTGATGCCTTTGTATATGAGAGGGTATAACTCTCTTGACTTCCACACAAGTTCTCGTAACTCTTCTGTGGTATGTCTTAATAATAATCCACTAAACTGTGGATGATTCATATATCGTAGTGGGTCTGCTAACATAGCGTATGATTTACCACCACCTGCACTACCACCATATAAGACTTCTCTCTCAGGTGACGCAAGAAACTCTGTTTGAGGTCCTTCGTTAGGTTTGAAAACAACATTCTGTTCTTCAACAGGTATGCTTTCTACCTCTTCTATTATCTTAGGCTTTTGCTCCGATTCTACTTTCTTCGATGGTTTTCGCTTTTTGTATTGCTTTTTGGGCGTATTCAGACCATTTTCTAAGAGTTCTAGCCTTGTTCTTACGTTGTTGCTCATGCATTAATCTTTTTCTTAATCCTACGTGAGATATATCTCTTCCTGTTTTAGTTGTTAGCCAATTAGCCACTTCACGATAAGAAAACTGTTTCACGTGTTTTCTAGCAAGTTCTAATGCCTCTAACTCATAAGGCACAGGATCAAGTAGTTCAGAATCCTCTTTATTTATAACATAGCCAAAAGGTATTGTTCTAGCTATTCGTGGTATCTGTACCCACTCTTTTTCACCTTCATCTTTTAAATCTGTTGGTTGTGGTAGCTTCCACTTTCCTAAACTTCTATTCATTTCTTTAGTTTTACAGTATTCTTCTTTTTGTTATATTTATAATCTGATGGCTTTTTCTTTGACTTCTTTGCTGCTCTTTCTTTAGCTCTTTGAGAAGGTGTTTTCTTTCCTTGCATTTTACCTTTTCTAGTAGCTTTTTGCGTTCCTTTTTTTAAATTACCACTTCTTTGTAAACTTTTAGTTGCTATGGCATAAGCTGCACTTTTGCTATGTCCTTTGTCCATAAGCTGAGATACTAATCTGTCAAGTATCTTTGGCATTACTTTTTCTTCGGTGGTAATAACATGACACCACCTGATGCTTCTACTTGTACTTTCTCAGTTTTAATTAATCCCACTCTATCAAGCAATTCTTTTGCTGCACCAAGTCTGTCTCTAATACCTAATTGTGTTGGATCATCTATGCCACTAACCATAGCCACTGCTGCCTTAGGTGCATTTCTACTCATGTATAATTGAGTTGCATCCATTATCTCATCTTTCATCGTAGCAACAATAGAAGATGTAGATGAATGCTCAGAATAACCTGCAAGTATTTTTGCTTGAGTAGGATCACCATTCGCTTGTTCAAATAAAACGTCTAAGAACTTTTGTTGTCTTTCTGTTAGTTCTCTTATCTTTTTCATATAGGTACACCATATCGCACAACTCTATCAATTAAACGTTGTGCTCTGTTTGTAGTTTGTTTAAACCATCTACTGTCTTCCATTTCTAAAGACATCTCACGATAATCTTCCATTTCTACTGAAGCGATTAATTTTTTAAATTTACGTAAACGAGGACCTCCAAGTTGAAATGCCATATTTATTAATACGTGTTGTATGTCCTCAGGTAAAGAGTCAAAGTTATTAAATATATTTTGACAATCATTTATTGCAGTCTGCACATCTTTTTCAAACCATTCTTGTACTTGTTCTTCAGATATAGGTGTGCCAATAGGCTTTGCATATACTTCCTCATCCCACTCAGTAATCAAATGCCCAATTCCCCCAGTCAAATGACCTTCACTACAATGGTAAGTTTCGTATTTACATCCCTCGTCAGCTTCTATTTCTTTTCGTAACACATCTATATTCATGGTCGGAGTCCTTGTTTGTATTGTTGTTTACGGATTTCTTGCACATGTTTGTGCCAAAAGTATACTGATATTCTACTTGTTATATCAGATAATTTTAAAAATGTCAATGTTTTGAGGCTCATTTGCGTTTCAACATCTTAGCTGCTTGACCCACACCTTTGATACCAAAAGATGCAGATATAGCAATATATAATAAGTATTGATACCAGTCAGGTAACGTTGCCAATACTTCAAATCCACTTTGAACATACTCTCTCATTCCCGGAATAAATACTAGTATTGCAGGTGCTAGTAAAACAACTAAGGCAAATTCGTCTTTCCAACTTTCATTTGTGGCATCAGCCATTTTGCCCTCCCACTCTATTTTACCTGAAGCCACTTTCTCTGCTACAGTTGCTCTAGCTTTTGCTTCTGCTACTTTTGCTTTACCTTCTGCTTTTGTTTTTTCTAGCTTGTTTTGAAACCATGTTCCTGCGAGATTTGCGATTGGTCCTATTAACGCTTGTATCATTTTCTATTTTTTCCTTTAATCTTTCTGCTCTTAGCTTTTCTTTTACCTTAACTGAATTTACGAAATCTTGATGTTTTCTTTGCAATCTTTTTGGGTTGTTTAGATACCTGTTTACCTGCTCTCTTCGCTTTTCGTTTAGCAGCCGTAGAGGCGGCATATTCACTGGCAGAAAGAGCCTTAATCGCTGCCGAAGGTAAATAACGTTCACCAGTAGCCTTTTTCCCTTGTGTACTAGGTTTACCTGATTTGGTTCTCCATTTTTGCTTTGTCCACGCAACTAAAGACCTCTGTGATTTTTTAAGTGCCATTCTTTATCCTTACATACATAAGTCTTCATATTTAGTTGTATGAAGTCTATGTTTTGATAAGTCTCCCTGACTTTTCTTAAATATATTTAGTATCCATTGTATCATATTTTACCTGTCCATTTACCTACAAAGTATAATATCATTCCTCCAAATGCTAGTAAAGCTATGAATGCTATACTATAACCCATCATTTCAAAAAGTTCTTCTTTTCTTCTTTGAGCCATTTTCTCTGCATATCGTCTTGACTTTCTAGCCTCTGCTTGAAATTTTTGCCAATCTTGCCATAATCCCGGTCTACCTACGTAAATCATAATTTGTTTAAGTTCTTCTTCTTGTTGCTTTATTTTTTCTAAAGCCATGAACTCTTCTAAATCATTTGTACGTACTCCTTTGGCTTTTTGCTTTTTAGCTTTCTTTTCTATTTGTTCTTTTGCAAAAACAAAATCAGAAATCTGTTTTCCACAACTTGCTAAATCTTTTCCGTTGCTTATGAAACTTTTTATTACACCGAAGGCAGCATTTGCCGCTGCTAATTCTGCTAACATTCTACTTCCTTACAGGTTTACAATATGCAGTTATACGTTTATTTCCATCCTCTGT